TTCTATAGCAGCAGCGTGAGCTTGCTTTATATCTTCACTTGAGTTAGGTATACCACCTATTTCTCTTTCTGTTACTGATAGCTTCAGTTTATCAGGTCTATTCATAGAATAACCTCTGTAACCTCTTCTTTTAAAATAATAAAGCAATCTAGGTTTATTATTTTCTGCTAGCAAAGGCATACCGTAAAATACACACGCCATTAATACATCTTCAAAAAATATCTCAGCAGTTTGTGGTCTAGCTATATATTCTAAAAAGAAATGATTTGATGGTACGTTTTCCATGCTAAACTTAGTTAACCCATGTAAAGATCCATTAGAACCTCTACCGTCTACAGTACCAGATATATCATAACTATCACATCCAAAAGCACCACAGTGTTCATTACCAGGATATTTTCTACCGTTTTTAACTAATATTCTGTTTTGTAATTCAATAGGCGGTACCCAGGAAACTTTAAACCTACCATCTTTGTTAGGTATAAATATAACTCTTGAATCAGGTACAGCGTTTTCCCATTGAAAACTTCCAGTAGTAACAACAGCTGTATTTTTTAAATCAGCGTTATAATCTATTTGTTCGTATATCTTAGTTAGATTAAATAAAGATTGTTTCGCTTCATCTCTAAAAGCATGTTCCTCTGTTCTTGGAAATTGACGGTAATATTCATTTAAACCATCTTGATCTTCTTTTAAACCATCTACTTCGTTTTGCCAATACTCAATTACACCCTGATCTATAATTGATCCATCTGGTCCTTCAACTTCTTTTTTTGGAGTGTTGAATACAGGAAATCCATAAGAATCAATGTATCCTTCGTAGTTCCATTCCATAGGTATGAACAAACTATAGAGTCCTGAACGAGTCTGTCCGTTGGCGTTTCTTTTTTCAATGTTGGAATCATAGTATAATTTTTTAAAATTTTCGCCACCTTTATCTAAAGAGTTTGATGTCGAACCCATCATACATTTGCCAATAATTCTAGAACCTAATCTTAATGTCGTTTTCGTAACCCTCCAGTTGTTGAGGATGTTCGTTGGACGTTCCCATTTACCGCTTTCGTCGTGGACGAGGAGTTTGAGTTTCTCACCATCGTACGAGTTGTCACCCGTGTTCTTCCAGTCGATCGTCGTGTCGAGACCGGTGATCTCCTGTAGTTTCTCGTTGGAGTCGAGTTTCTTACGGGTAAATTTCGACGCTGGGACTCTATACGCGAGTTCCGTTTTCGGACGATCCATTCCGTCTTGTATGGGTTTGAAGAAAAATGGGTAATTAACTGAGATGGGTACGACTTTGTCAGTGAACATCTTCTTAGCATCTGGCCCGGACTTTGAAAGAATACCAAATCGTGAGTCTGTGGATATTGTAGCCTGGTTAACAGTCTCGCCTGACGCCATAAACGAGAATCCCGAACGCCTGTTCTTAAGGTAACACATTCCGTAAGACCGAATATCGGATTTACAAGCTTCCCAGAATATATAGAATAATCTGTTTGATTCCCTATAATCTGGTTGCCCAACATCAATCTTGGACCACTGCAGGTACATGTAGTGAGTACCAGTAATATAAGTAGACTTACCTTTGTTAGTAAACCAAAAACCTTCTTCACGCTTCTTAAATTCTTTATCGATGTAATCATACCATTTTTCTTTAAAGTTAATAGGGTATTCATCCCAATCAAATACTGATTTGATTTTTTTTAATTCCTTAGGGTATTGTTGATATTCCCATTTGTCGGATTTAAATTTAACAACATTTTCTCGCTTAGGCAAACCTATAACTAAACCCTGTATGTTATATATTTCACCTATTTGACCTGTCTTGCTTATAACTATAAGGTCATGCTCTTTGTTGTATCCGTACTCCCATTTTTTATACCTATTAAGTCTGTTTAAAACTTTAGGCTTTATGTAGTCTTTAACTACAGAGTATAATGTTTGTTCGTACATTATCTAACTCTTCCTTCTGCAAATCCTTTAAAAGCTTTTTCTTCTTTTACTTCTTTAGGATCTTCATTTAATAACGCTTCTTCCGCTTCAATTCTTGCAAGTATTTCAAATGCATCAAAGATAGCTAGCTTTTTAGTAGCAGCTGCATTCTTTAACTTATCTGCTGTTAGGTCATCGTCAGAATCTACAATAGCTTCTTCAGCTACTTTAATTAATTCTTCAACTGCTTTTTGCCCAGCTCGGATTATATTCAACTTCGTTTGCTTCGTGTCCATACTTAATTACAATATCATTAGATTTCATACAGTAAACTCTTTGTTCATCTATAACAAAATCCCATTCACTGTTTGGCGTAAAGCCAACTACATCACCTGGGTTTATATTAAGTGCTTTTAAGGAGTTATTACCGTACTTTAGTATACCAATAAGCTTTTGCTCTTTATCTAAGCTTAGAGAGTCTTTATTTTTTAAAGGCATTACAAAACATCTGTCTCCAAATGATTTCCAATCCCCTGTATTCTTATACAAATACACTTGATCAATAGCGCAAAAATATAGACCATCTTGAAAATATGATCTGCTATTTTTCTTAATACCTTTCATGTCATAGAATACTCTAAAAACATTTTGATGTACTACTATTGTGTCACCTTTTTTTATATTTGTTTTAAAAGCTTTAGGAGTTTCAACAACAACAGCTAAGTTGTTAACAGCTTTCCAATTTTCTATTTTAGTATTTAAAACTAAAGTTTTATCTCCAACTTTTATTTCGTTTTCGTATCTATCACCTAATGGTTTGATGATGAAGTCGTATAAACTTCTCATTAATATTCTAAATCGTATTCAACGGATATTGCCATGTTGGAATTGAATTTCTTCCATGGCATGATCTCGTCTTCTTTCTTTATAAATATACTGTAAGAGTTTAATTCTGGATCGTGTAGTATTGCTGAAATAATATGGCCTCCATATACCTGCTGTCCAACAGCATAATGCATAGCGTCATTTTTATAGTCAGAACCTATACTGATCTTTCTTACAACTGCTTCCATTATTTCACAATTTCCATTTCCCTAACTTCTTCTTCAGCTGGTTTTTCAACAGCAGTATAACTACCGTCCTTTAAATCTATATTAACTTGACCATATCTTTTCTCTAGTTCAGTTTTAATAACTTGTAATTCATCACCTGCTTGAACATGAGCCGCCATTAATCCAGATTTTTGAGCTTCTAAGTAACCTACGTCTAGTAATATAGCGTTTGTTTTTTGTTGGATATCTTTAATAGATTGTAATTCACCTTCTGTGATCTTCTTTGCTTCCGCCATTATATTTAATTTAATTATTATATTATTATAGTTACGCTATTAATTTATAAATTACCCTTTATTATACAGGTGGTGCAACTTCTGTGTTTATTGCAAATCCATAAAACTGATGAGCTGAAGCATCCCCAGGGTAAACCTCGTTAATTCCGAAGTCATAAGTTTCTGGACTCATGATGTCGTAGGCTACACCAGGATAGAAAACAGGTGGCGTTATCTCGTGTCCATCAGGATCATAAGTGCCAGGTGTTTCTACAACCTTTCCGATGTATACAACTGCGAGTGTGCCGTTTGTATATTGCATAGATGTCACACCCTCTTCTGTTACCTCTTGCCAAATGTTCTTTTGTATTAAAACATCTTTACCTTCTTGCTCTGTGTCAAATATTGTTTTGTATATATTCATTTTATGGAGTTGTTAAACATTGTAATTCAGCATCTGTTAATGCTTCTTTGTAGACTGCTAGTGCTTTGTTTTTGCCAAAAAATTTTTGACCAGCATCTCCCCTTGTAAATTTTAAAACATTTAAAGTATTTGCGGAAAAAGTACTACCACTTGTATCTGTTGCAACCTCAACTCCATCTACCCATAAAGCAAAATCATTTTCTTTGTATTTTATAGCACACTTTTTAAAAGTTGGCGCAACATCTCCAAAATTTTCATTTAAAAAGGCTTGAGTAACACCACCTACTCTAATGTCTGCAAAAAATTTTAGACCAGCGTTATTCCCTGCAATACCAAGTTTTACGGTATTACTAGATGTACCATCGCTTATACTTAAAATTTTCTGTCCATTTTCCTTTACCAAAGCTGACATCTCTGCATATAGTGTTCCTTCGATTGAATTTATCAAAGTAGCGTTACCACTATCTGTTGCTATATCTTGATTACGTGTGCTTGTAGCTCCTTCAGTTGGGATGTAAGATGTTGCGTATGATTGGTTTTCTAATTGAGTTCCAAAAGCAAATAAATCTATATCTGACTCACCATTAAAAAGTCTAATTTGAGATGTCTCTGTAGATGTCGCAGTAAAAGTAAACTCATATCTAACCCAATCGTTAGTTATGGTGTATGATTGAGAAGCAGATTGCCCATCAAACGCCGTT